TACTCAAAATCTATTCACACATGGTTACGTTTTGGGGAAATTATGAGGGGATCTCTCAGGGCTATGTACCGCCTGAAGTTGAAGATGCACCAGCACAACCATCAACCAGCGCCAAAAAAGACTTTATTTCGTCGCGGAACGGACTAATGGAGATCCGGACGGCGGGCGGAGCCTGGGCCGTTACGCACTTGAAAAGTGGAACAACAATCGGGTTCAACGAGGCCGGGGAGTTATATGCCATTTCTCAAGGTCCGGCATTCATCTCTTCCGCAGGAAATCTCGATATAAAGTCAGGCGCGGATGTCGCCCTGAAGGCGGGGGGAAGTATGGCGATAGAGGCCAGCGGGAATCTATCCATAAAAGCCGCTCAAGTCTCTGTTGACAAGGCTTAAGAAAAGCCCGGCGTTCGGGCTTTTCTGTTATGACGGGTTCAATTTTTTATCCGTTACCGCGCGACGGTTTCTGCGTGATAAACGTCTCAAGCATCTTTTCCGCAATTGCCGACCAGGTGTGACACTGGACCTTTTCAGCATTTTTCACGCGATCAACGCGAGCAATAACCTCATCCCAATCAATCCGCGACTTGATAACCATATGGTTCACCAAAGCCAGGCGATCTGGCGGAAGGCAATCGGGAGGCGTTAATACCAACGCCCCGCACATTGCCGCCTCAAGTACAGTTAATCCAAGGCTTTCGGGATGCGTAACGATAAACACGTCACTCTTACGCAATTCAGCTGCAAATTCGGTTGCTGGTACCGGCGTCCGTCTGTATGGGGTTACCGATATATTCCCCGGATCAATGGTAATCAATCCGTCATCGGTCAACGTTCTGGCCTCATACGGAACGGTCAGACGCTGAAGGTTCATAAGGATACTTAAGGAGTGATCAAACCCACTAACATCAAATGCAGCGTGGTCTACAAAAATACGCAGAACATCGTCTGTTTTGGTTTCCAGATGGAACAGATCCTGATTCGCTGCCCATCCAACATGTTTGTTAAAGCGATTATGACGCTCTAACCTGCCTGGATTATCCAGGTACCGCCAGGTATCATCGCGGACAGTAAAAGTAATATCGACTGGTGCCGAATCCAGCATAGAACCGTCGTATACCTGGGCTACCCATCCAGTGAATCGACGACGCAGTTGCACGCCTATTTCCCTGGGCACCGTAGTAAAATACCGCAATCCTGGCGCTAAAATGGCTTTCGCAGAACACGAGGTCGCAGCGGTCAACACAGCTTCAACATAATCCTCCGGGCTTTCGACGCCGGGGGAATATGGACGATGGTATTGCAATGTTACCCCTGCCTCACTAAAGGCGCAGGCCAGGTTGTAAGCCCACATTTCCGTATATGTTTTCACATCACTGATAGCTTCAAATTTTCGCCCAATGATCAGGATGTTCATCGGCTTTTCCTCATTCCATTGCATTAATAATCCTCTTGCCAGTCAGCACCAGCATAGTTATCAAACCGTGAGTATTGGCCGTTAAAAGCCAATCTCACCGTGCCAATTGGGCCATTTCGTTGCTTTCCGATAATTACCTCGGCAATGCCCTTCATTTCGCTATCCGGGTGATAAACTTCGTCGCGATACAGAAACATGATCAGGTCTGCGTCCTGCTCAATTGCTCCTGATTCACGTAAATCTGAATTTACCGGTCGTTTGTCCGCACGCTGTTCAAGCGATCGATTAAGTTGTGACAATGCCACCACCGGTACTTGTAATTCCTTCGCCAACGCCTTCAGTGAGCGAGAAATCTCGGCAATTTCCAGCGTTCGGTTATCTTGCAGCTCGGGGACGCGCATAAGTTGCAGGTAGTCGATCATAATCATGCTCAAACCACCATTTTCTTTATAAACACGACGAGCGCGGGAACGAAGCTCTGTAGGTGTCAGGGCGCTTGAGTCATCAATAAAAATATTCTGCTTGTCCAACAGAATCCCCATTGCGCCAGAAACCCGCGCCCAATCCTCGTCGTTAAGTTGCCCTGTTCGAATACGAGTCTGATCAACGCGTGCAAGAGAAGCCAGTGAGCGCATCATCAGCTGGTGGCTCGGCATCTCAAGGCTAAAAACCAATACGGGCTTATCGTTACGGACTGCGGCATTTTCGACGAGATTCATCGCAAACGTAGTCTTCCCCATCGATGGGCGGGCGGCGACAATAATGAGATCGGACGCCTGAAGTCCTGCCGTCTTCTTATTGAGATCGGTAAATCCGGTATCAAGCCCCGTTACACCATCATGCGGTCGCTGAAACAACTCTTCTATGCGAGATACCGTTGCATCGAGAATGCTGGCGATATCTTTTGGACCACTACCGCTCTTTTGTCGTTTTTCAGCTATTTCAAAAACGCGGCGCTCGGCCATATCCAGCAATTCATTGCTGCCCCTGCCATCCTGCGCATATCCAGCTTCGGCTATTTCATTTGCGACGGAAATCATTTCACGAACAACCGCGCGTTCACGAACGATATCCGCATAAGCACAAATATTTGCCGCGCTGGGCGTGTTCTTTGACATCTCCGCAAGGTACGCAAAACCACCGGCGCGTTCTAATTTACCGTTCTGTTCAAGTGCTTCAGCAAGTGTTATCAAATCAATCGGTTTGCCATGACTTAATAACCTCTCCATCTCACTGAAAATTTCACGATGAGCACTGGTAAAAAAATCATCAGCAACTATACGATCTGCAACTTCATCCCAGCGGCAGTTATCAAGCATTAAGCCACCAAGTACAGCTTGTTCTGCACTAAGGGAATTTGGCATGGATTCAAGAGGGGATGCAGACATTAGCACTCCACCCAGGCGTGCTGAATGTCAGATATAATCGGCATACTCAAATCACTCCTAACGATATGAGTCATCACCAGAAAATCAGGATTAATGCGCCGGACTCTTCCCGGCTGTCACACCGAATCGCCAGGATGGTGAGTCCCTGAATCCGCTATCCCTCCAACGGTGACTTGCACATTCCGGCTACCTGGTTTGTTGCCTGAGCTAGGGGAAAAGGCAATCCCTTTAACGTCACCAGACCGCTAACGACGCATGTGCCAGACGCCGTGTTACAACCAAATATGGTGGCCCCTACCGGACTTGAACCGGTGACCGTGCGATTATGAGTCGCCAGCTCTAACCACTGAGCTAAAGGGCCGGATTACTGCCAATTTTGCTTACGCTTTTATTTCACCGGAACAAACGGAACAGCGGCATTACTGGTCATATACTGCGGTAATGTACCGTTCCATTTGTTGATCGCTTCCAACTCCATAACACCGGGGTTCTGGCGCAGAGCTTCACCACGTAAACGAATGGCATCAGCTTCGGCCTGGGCTTTTGTGCGAATAGCATCAGCCTGTCCGGCAGCTTCCGCGCGCAGCATGTTGGCCTCTGCTTCACGTTGTTTGACCTCTTGCTCGCGTTGCAGGGTTTTTTGGTTTGCCGTGACTTTGGCGTTAATACTGTCAATAACTGTTGGCGGGTATTCTGGCTTACCTACATAAGAGAGGCTCATCACCTGAATGCCGATTGGCGTCATTTCTTCCTGAATGTCTTTAAGGGCTGCATCAAGCAATTCAGATTTGCCACCGTCGATAAATTTGTCGGTGGTCATTTTGCTGGCTAACCGGTTCAGAGCATCTGCAACCTTCTGGCGTAGATCGGTATCAGTAATATCATCTACACCTTTGCGATAGGTCTGAAATACCGTTGTGACTTTTGCTGGATCAACCTTGTAGGCTACGCCGATGTGGTAACCAATGGTTGTTCCGTCGCTCATCTGGAAGCTGAACGGCTCATCGTATGTCTTCATTTGCTTAAAGGTCGGGAAGATATAAACTTCAGTATTCAAGCCTGTCCAGTAGCGACCAACGCCAACTACTTCACCGATACCTTTATCATCCCCCAGCTTATTTACTTTGATCCCTACGTTACCTGGCTCTACCCGATCGCATCCGGTCAGGCATAAAGAACCCAAAATAATCGCTGCACTAATCAACGTTTTTTTCATTAATTAATTTCCTGGTTTTTTCACGAAAAAAGACTACTGCGAAAGCCGGGTAAATGAGCGCAAGAAGGACTCCCAACAATACAAGTATTGTGCTGTTAGATGAGATCATATTTGGCAAAAGCCAAACATACAGAACCAGTGACACAATCAAACAGAGGACGGCATAAATATATAACCGCACCCATAGCGTTCGACATTTGTTCGGATTGTTCTGCATCCTCTCACTCCATTATTTAACGAATAAAAAAGCTGCGGTGCCGGGTGCCTCCCGGTGTCCTTTGGCTGGTTATCCACCGTGGACGGGGAAACAAGGAGAAATGAATGGACTGATATAACCATTTCCCCGCGTGCGCTTAGCCGCATTCACCGCAACGGAAAGAGCATTCTTGGTGGACCTGTAGATTGGGATATGAACCCGTTACAGGAGAATGCTCTTACCTGTTGCGTACTCCGTTTCATGGAGTTAACGGCGGACTAACCATCCGCCCCAAATTTATAATTAGCTGCTTGCTGACGGATAGTTTTTGGTTAATTGGACCAAGCGAGCATCAAGAGCTTTTCGATAATCAATCATGCTTCCGAGCTGAATTTCCAAATCCAACTGCTTGCACTGGTCTATAGTGAGGAATTTATCTGTTCCAATGAATCGAACAAGCTTATTTATGCGCTGGCATAGCTGAGCACGTTCGATAATCATTCGCTTGTGGTATTCCTCCAAGCCGTCAATTTTGCCCAACGGAGCTGCTATTTCATTAAATTCACGAAGTGGTATTTTGAGTTCGTTACCGAACACATCTACAACATCAATTTCAGATGCATCTTCTTTCGAAACTTTATCGACCTGATAACTGGTGCTAACCACTAAAGAAATAACAAACTGCTCTTTCTGCATAATTACCGTTCTCGCACTCATGGGTGACAGTTTCTAAATAAATTGTGATGGTCGGTGCTGAACTCCGACACAGGGTTGTAGCAAGCCCCGCAAAGCGCGCACTACTGTAGTTGCGGCACATCAGCCTGTGCATTCACCACAACGTTGAGAACACTGATTGTCACGCTGCAACGCAACATTTATTCGTAGATTGGGATATGACCCCGTTACGCCAGTGTTCTCAACGTTGTAGTGCCGGTTACGGTTCCGGCCAGGCCTCTTCCTCAACGGGGTGTTCTCCATACGGACTACCGTTTATTGGTCGTTCCTGCGGTTTATGTTGTGAAGCCAGATGCTTATCTTCTGGTTGCTTCTAAGAGCTGCACTTCATCACAACGGTAAGGGTACTTCGTAGGGATTCGAACCCTCTGCCAAGCACGGCGATCTCCGACGTCGCAAAATACCCTTACCTGTTGTGTTGGTGCCGGTTAACGGACTCGAACCGCTGACATCCTGCTTACAAGGCAGGCGCTCTACCAACTGAGCTAAACCGGCATTGGCGATGGTGGATGGATTTGAACCATCGACCCGTTGATTAACAGTCAACCGCTCTAACCGCTGAGCTACACCATCACTTGCCGGGTACGTCTCCGGCGAGGGCTTCCACCTCCGTATGCTTTTCGGCGCACCGCGCCCTGGCTGCAATTCGGTAACAGGGGATGCATAACCCTGGCTTCCAGCGTGATTAGCGCCTTCAGCATGACGGGATATACCCGTAGCAAGACGTTATTCCTAAATTGCTAAAAGCAATTGCTGTTACGCCGAATGAAAAAGGACGTAACAGGTAAGGACGCTGACCAAAAAGATGGCCCTGGATTTGCCCCTATATTTCCAGACATCTGTTATCACTTAACCCATTACAGGCCCGCTGC